ATATTTGTTGTCTTGGAAGATTTTAATCCAATCTGGCACTTCACCAATACGTTCATCTTTAAGAATTTGATTAGCGGCATAGTCTGCGGCAATGTTTGACAATGTAGGATCGCGGTGATCACGACGTCCCATGTGATCAAATACATTGTGTAGGACTTCGTGTGCGAAGCCAAACTCTGCCTGCTTGGGAGTAAGACGATTCACAAAGTCATTATTGTAATAGAAGTTACGACCATCTGTGGCCAATGTAGCACACCAGTCTGTGGCGTCAATTAGTTTAAGACGAGTTGCCAAGTTACCAAAGAACGGATGACGCAACAACAATCCAATGCGAGCGGTGACAAGTTTTTCAATAATCTTGTTTTTTTCCGACGCAGTAAATTCTTTCTTTTCAATTTTCTTAGTCTTTTCCGATTTCATAACTGCCATAATATGCTCCTTTGTTAACTGTATATATACAATTATACATTCAATTTAGATAAAAATCAAGTAAAAAAGGCCCTTGCGGGCCAATTTTATTCCATAGCTTGGATAATGTACTTGCCATAATTCTCATGGAAGCGATCAAAGTTCTTCAACTTAGATGCGTCAAAGGGCAATTGATAGTTGGTCAAGGCCACCTTCGCTCCCATCACAACCAACTCTGTGGGGAAATTATCCATCATAAATCCAAAGAAGCAGTCTGCCATAGCATCCCAATCCTTGGCTTTCTTTTGGTGTGCTGTCTGAAGTTCGTAGCACATAGACACTGTCAATGAATACATCGCAGAGATCTCTTTGATGTCACACTTCTTAATCTTACCACTTAGGATGTCTTCGGGCTTGGGCATCTGTTTTGCCACTTTACGGTGAGCCATAAACTTCACAGCCAAGCCTTCACCAATAGCACCAGCAACCAGATCGGTCAAAGTACCTTCGTCCAAGTCGTCATCGATGAGCAAGTCCGAAACAAATGACCAGCTACGTGGAGTAGCAAAGGCACGTGAGCTAGACTTTGGATCAAAGTCGTACAAGTCTTGCTTGGCAAAGCCAACATAACCTACAACCTGTTCGTGAACGCGGTTAGTAGTAGCCCACTGGAGCCAATCTTCGTAGTCTGTTTTAAGTTCTAAGTGAACGAAACGGTTAGCCAACGGAGCAGGCATACGATAAGTAACACCCTTGTCAGTTTCACGGTTACCTGCGGCAACAATTGAAACACCTTTTGGAAGAATGTAAGTACCAACACGACGGTTCAACACCAATTGGAAAGCCGCCGCCTGTGTAGCAGGCGCCGCAGAGTTCAATTCATCCAAGAACAAGATCGCAGTAGACTCTGGATCTGTGGGCAATTCTGACGGAGGAGCCCAAGTCATTGTATTCTCAGTGGAATTAAAGTAAGGAATACCTTTAATGTCAGTAGGTTCCCACAATGACAAACGAACGTCGATGACTTCGCGACCTTGTTCGTCACCGATTTGTTTAACAATATCGGACTTACCGATACCTGGAGGGCCCCACATGAACACAGGGCGTTTAATTTTAACACACTTGCGAAGGCTACGTTTAGCTTCGTTAGGAGTAACAGTACGATTGATAGACATTTGTTCTGCCATTTTACACTTTCGATGAATTATGTTGATTTAATACTGTTGCCTTTTGCTTCAGTATGTATAGATTATACAGGAGTTCTGCTAGATTGTCAAGCAGATTTAGACTTTTTTAGCTTTTGCGGCACTGAATTTTGCGATGTTGCCACTAAACAACACCAATTGGACAGCCATTTTTTCGCTAAAAACAAAGATTTCTCTGTTGGTTATATACCACGGGCAGTCTATAAAGTTGTCCAACCATATAATTAGTTGGTTAGTGTATTGTACAGGTTCTTCAAAACGGACTCTATGTACTTTGATGTCCGCTAATTTTAGGCTTTCGAAGCCTTTGTCTGTGAGTCTAAGCCCGCCTTTTTCCTTATCTCGCGGGTTCTGCCAAAAGACAGGAATGAGCTTTTTGATTGATTTTTCGTCTGTGGCTAATTGTAGTTGTTCAGCCACATACTTGGTTATTTCAATCTTTGGTTTCATTGGTTATTAGCTCTCCAGTAACCAATTTATAAACAGCAAAATCTTTGGTGTTAAACATCTTGTTAAGTTTTTCAGCTAGGTTAAACGCATGACCGCTGTTTGAAAAACTTACTTTTTTATATTTAGGGCCCAACTGTTGGGCTACTAGACTGCTGGTTTTTAAGTTAATTGGCTTATCCTGATAGAATACTGCCCAGATAGCATCTGCTTCTAGTACTTGTTCTGTTTTATAAGTCTTTTTACTAGTGACTTCTAATAAGACTTTGGGTTTAGGTCTGCTCATTATATACGTTCTCCAAAAAGTGCGTATATATTTAGCAGGTTTTATGATTAAAATTGCCCGCCGTCCATGTTTATTTGTACGTTTCCGGGACTAGCATTGGCTACAACTTGATCTAACTCCCCAGTTAATCGAGTCATAACAACGGCTAGACTGTTTTGTAAGTCCGTTACTTCTTTGATAGACAGCGTAAGGTCTTTTTGATTAGACTTAATTGCTACACGAGCCTTGTTTAAGAAGTCTTCAATGGGTAATGTGTTAAGTTGTTTCATAATTTGTTGATATTATTTAACGCTGTTTTCATTTCTGCTTCTGTTTTGTAGGGGCCGTGAAACGGATAACGTTCTAATGTAATAAGTTTAGGACAAAAGCTCTTTACCCAACCCTTACGAAACTTGATAACATAGTGTCCAGCACAGTATTGGCTCTTACTTTTATCGCTTTTGGCAAATAAAGGCAGTTTCTTTTGTACATTGTACACAGGTTCGAAAGGTTTACTGCCACACGGGTAGTCATAGATACTGTATTCTTTGGTATCTACTTTTTCTGGCTTGTTCTTCTTAACACTTTCTTCAAAGATAGCAATACCAAATTGACTGTTAATCTCTGCTAGATCTTTAAATGGTACTTGTTTTCCATTACGTAAAAACACATAACCTTTTTTAGCTTTGGAAATACTGCCTATCTTCTTATGGTCGTCTTGAACTAACCATTCTTTGTTTGGAACTAATACTTTAGCTGTTGAGTTCATACGGAGTACCTCGCATTTAATGGTTCAGCATAACTCTGAACCTGTTCACTGATCTTTTGTAGATCAAATTCCGCACAGAATTTTAACAAACGAATTCCAACTTGCGGAACATTCTTTTCTTTGGCTAGTTCTTCTGCGATTGCTTGGCCAATTAAACTACGAATCTCGTCAGGCTGTGCTGTAAGATCGCACAATAGTTTATTACGATTGAAGTCATCTAATACACGATGTTCGACACCTTCGTGGTCTACCCACTTCTGCAACATTAGATTGTTCCACGAGTAACCTTTGCTGTCTCGATCGGCAAAGGCCTCACGGAGACCAACTTTATTCTTTGTCCCTTTCTCACGTACTCCCGGATAAGCAGAGAAGATGTTGTCGGAGGTGTCGCCACGCATACACTTCTCAAAGAGTAACCAAGCTGGGTCCGGGATGCCTTTTGGCAGTTTAGTCTTTTTATCAATGACATACTTACCTTTTTCATCAAAGTATCCTTCGTGTGTGGTTGTAACCTGCATTACTCCATTGTACTGTTTTACATTTGGAGCAACAAGTTGTGCGAAGTCTCCATCTGTGCTAATGATCACATGACTATCATTTGGATGACTTTGAATCCAGCCTGCGATCAAATCGTCAGCTTCTAGTCTAGGATGTTGAAGCACAGTACAGTTTGTCTTATCGTGAATGAATTCTTTAAAGTTATCAAACGTTTCCCAAAATACACGATCTTCTTCTGCTTCACGTGGGCTTTGTGCCGCACGAGCTTCTGTGCGTTGACGCTTGTAGGGAGCGTAGACATCCTTACGCCAGCTACGACCTTCTAGGAAGAAGATAACGTGATCACCTTTAAAGTCTTTCCATGCTTTGCGTACACTACCTAATACGGTAGCAATGCTCATGCCCACTTTATCTTCTAAGCTACCACGAATTACGTGACGGGCACGAAAGAATGTGTTAGCAGTATCTACTAGAATGTATGTCTTTGACATTAATATACTTCCGACTTACCGTCGCCTAAATTGTTTACGTTAATATAACCAGCGCCTCTACGATCCATGTTAACGCCTTCTTCTGCGCCAACATTTCTACAGAGTTCACTGAACCATTGATCTACAATAGCCTCTTCGGTATCACCTTGATATCCCGCTGTCTTTAATTGTAACACAAAATACTCATTCCAGTCAAGTTCAAAAAATCCGTTACGAATGTTTTCTTTGTTGACATGCGTGTCCAAAACAGCTACCCAAGGTTCTTTCTTTTCTGTAGCGATGTCTTTTGGACTTAGAGCTGTAACTCTTGCTTCTTCTTTTGCCTGAGCAGCCGCGGCTTCTGCTTCTAGTTTTACTCGAACTGCTTCTGCGGCTTCTGCTTCGATTTTGTCAATGCCAAATAATTTCTTAATAAATTGTTTCATGGTATTCTTTTTAACTGGTATAACTGCTTGATCTAAAATACCCATTATGTGCCCCACTCGTTTTTAAACAATGGCACTTGTAATCGATCACTGTAGCGAAGACCGTGTTTCATAGCGGCAAGTGCTACTGCTTTATTATTTAGACTGTAAACACTTTCAACACCGCCCACAGGCATCAAATACACAGGACCTTGGAATCCAGCATCTCTATATTCCTGTGTAGCTTTTAGTGCGTCTTGTATATCTTCTTCTGTGGCTACCACAAACTTCAAATACGCATAACCGTAGTTTTCATAGTCAACAACTACCTTAGGTTTAATAGCGTCCTTCCAAGGTTCGCCACTGGCCGGCAATTTGGCACTCACAGAAAATGTAAATTCTGTATGTCCACTACGCATAGACAAATACTCTTTGAACTTTTCTGTAAGACGCATTGTGCCGTTTGTTTCAAATGTAATGTCTTTACATCCACGCATGTCTGGTTGCTCTAACAAATCTGGATATTGTTTCTGCCAACCTAGCAATGGCTCACCGCCTGTGATTACAAGATGTTCATCACGCCAAGCACCAAAGGGTAAAGTGGCAACAATGTCTTTAGCCAGACCTTCAACTTCGATCATTGGGCTAAGATCTTTAAACGCAGGATGCCAACTGGCATAACTGTCACAGCCTGTACTAACCAACGGTAGTGATTTGTATTCTGTAAATGGTGTAATCATTGTATGCTGTGCCGCAATGTCTGTTGCTTCGTGACTTAGTTCGCCACGTGGCATACCAAAACCTTGACAGGTAAAGTTACAACCGTATGTTCTTAAAAACACACTAGGGACACCCATAAAGCGACCTTCGCCTTGGATGGAATAAAATAATTCGGATACTTTAAGTTTCATGTTAATCCTTGAGATAAGTACATTATATAGGATTTATTTAGGCCTGTCAAGGATTATATGGATAATTTAAAAACCAAAATAGTATGGAATCTAAACGACTTCTGTTCTTATCAATGTAGTTACTGCCCGGTACATTTTTGGGGAGGCGGCGAACCTCCTGAGACCAAAGAGTATATCCGTGTGGCAAATTTAATTATAGACTCGTATCGTTCTATGGGCAGGTCTATGTCTTGGGAATTTTCCGGAGGCGAACCTTTGGATATGAACGACATTGTTACGTTATTAAAATTATGTAGAGAAAATAGCGAGTTTATGGAACTACATACTAACGGTGGCAAACTATGGATGGATTGGTGGGCCATTGAACCCTATGTTGATAAACTTCATTTAACATATCACTATTGGCAAAATGTTCCCTTAATAAATTACATTGTAGAAACTTATCAAAAAAAGAATAAAGAAATTCTAGTTAGTGTACCTATGCGTCCGGAAGCATTTACAGATGATCTAGCTAGAGCAGAAGATATAGAATCGAGATATGGTATTTCTGTTAAGAAGCAGGCAATGTATGTTAATGCCGATAAATCTGCTGGAATGATTCCGGGCTATACCAAAGAACAGTTAGATATTATGTCTGGCAGAGTGTTTAAACCTACACCAGTCGTTGCTCCTGCCCCACCTCCTCCGCCAACAGAAGATCTAGCCAAAGAACAAAAATATTTTAAAGATACAACTTGGGATCAACGATACAAGGATCGTATGAATTCTAATCCCGGATATGGCGGACAACTATGTAATGCGGGAATTGAATTTTTAAACATAGGGCCGCAGGGTTGGGTTTCTGGAAGTCAGTGTAACAACGAACCAATGGGCAACATATGGCACGAGGGGTGGCATCCCCCTCGTGGTCCGCAGAAGTGCGGAATGATTGTCTGTGAATTTCCTTCAGACAGAAAGATTACTAAATTTCCGTTAACTGTAAATAGTTGACCACAGTTTTAGTTTTTCTTTCTTGGCATGCTTTGCTACATCGAGGTTGTCTTGAGTTACAACATTGTTTTCTAACAAGATATCGATCATAGCAAGTAAATCGCCTAATTCTTCTTCGAGGTGTTCTCGATTTGTTTTTGGTTTGCCTGGTTTAAGGTTGTCAATACCGAATCTACTAATCTTACTAATTGCTTGAATAACTTCCGCACATTCTTCTTGTGTGATATCCATTACTTCTTTAATCTGTACTTCTTTCATTGTGCTTTTTCTTTTTTCTTTCGTGTAATGACTTTGGCTTTTACAGAAGGTTTCATATTGGCTAATTCGGCACCAGCACATGCTTCACGAACTTCATTAACTAATGCGTCCCAATCCCAAACAAGTTCAGTACGACCATCTTCGAATGTTTTGACAGTTAAGTGACTACCTTGTTCAATCTTAGGCCATCCGTTTGCCGGAACATTTCCTAATTTTTCAGTTTTCTTTTTACTAGTTGCCATTTTTCATTTCCTTTAGATATTGTTCGTTGTGAATCCATTTGTTGTTGACAAGGAATCCCCATTCGCGTTTTTGTGGACCAGGCATGAACATTGTCCAGCAGTCTGTTCCTTCTTTAAGCTCAACACGGTGATAGCTATTAGCAGGGCAAATACGGAAGTGCCCAGGACCACGCCAATGCCGTGTTTCACTG